TTACTAGCTTGTACTGATTTTCTTTCTTGATGATATAATGTCCACCAATTATTATGCCAATATATTTGGTCGCCACTTTCTACATCTAATTCCCATTTAAAATGCATAAATTTTTCATCATTAGTCTTTTGGTCTGTTTCAGACACATCTTCTATATTGATATTGATATCTGTACCAACCGAATCAATACCTACATTTTCTCTTTTTATATATTTAACTGTATGAACAGTAGGAACAAGTTTTTCATCAACCATTTCATTAAAGTTATCTCTTAATTCATTAGTTTCTATTTCACCTTGACTATTGCCATCCATATGTAATCGTCTACGGAATTTATGAAGATAATCTCTATTATCCATTAAAAATCACTTCCGTCCCAATTACGATTTCTGTACTTTCTTCTTAATTTAACAAACTCTTTATTTAATTGTTCCATTAAAGTTAAATTGTTTGCTAACATTGTTGCATTTGATAATCTATTAAAGTCATCTGTATTTAGATTTTGTTTTAAGAATTTATCTCTTAAAATTTTACTTCTATGCCAAGATAAAATCATTCCATGTGCTAGAATAACTTCTTCTTCTAAATCTAAACCATTATCATCATCTGTTGCATTTTTAGTTTTCTTGATAAAAAACTCACCATAATCGTTCTCAACAATTATAGGTTTGTATTTATTATTTAATTCTTTAAAATAAACTATTGCAGTTTCTAAAAAATTTCTAAATAAAAATTCAATATCTTCATCAGACAGTTTACAATATGTATGGTCTTCGATAATAGCAGAAATTCTAGCATAGATATTTTCAACAGGTGTCATAAGAACACCTCCTTATCTATAATAAATCTGTATTAGACCTAATAGGTTTTATACTTCTATCTACATCTTCAAAAACATACTCTAAACCAAGTTTCTTTTCTAGTAAAGACATTTTATTAAAGTTTGAAAATTCTCCTTGTTTATATAGAATTATTGCTCTATCCATTAATCTGTCAATAACTGATAAAGGTAAAGATTTAATTTCTTCTTCATATTCATCAAAAGAGAAATCTAATAAAACTTCATCAAGATAATATTCATCAGGTATTTCTTCAACACCTTTTTCTTTTAATCCTAATACCATTTTAACATCTTCAACTGTTATTTCATCATTGTCTGGACAATAAACATCTTCTATTAATATTTCAAAACTTTCAAACATTCTTCTATGTCTTTTAAATATATCATTAAGTTCGCTAAATGGAATATCTTCTATATCTCCATTATTTTCTAGGATATACATAGACCCTCCACCAATACGACTTTTTAATACTATTTTTGATAAAGAATTATTTTTTATAGATATATCTGCATTTTTTAAAATATTTCTTTTTTCACTTATTGTTTTTCTTTCATTACTATTTCTTCTTCTCTCTCTATCTCTTGACATACTATCTCTCCTTTTAAATTAATTTAAAAGAGGACTTCATAAAGTCCTCTTGTTAAAATATAATTAAGCTAATTGATATACTCCGTAAACAGATGCTTTAGCTATACCCATTTGTAATCTTCTCATGAACATATATTCAAATTGCATATCTTTTCTTACTGCTGGGTCTGCTACTTCTATTACATCTACATCCCCTTCAAATAGTATTTTAACTATTTTAGTTCCATTAGGTATTACATATAATAAGTTGTCATTTAATACTAATTGGTCTTTTCTGTTTATGAATTGTGGTATTTCAACAACTTTGCATCCATGCCACATTCCAACATGTCCCATATGTTTTATTTCTTCTAAATCTGATTCTGCAGCTACAAATCCTTCTTCTTTAACTAATTCTGCTAAAGCAACTTTAGTTCCATATATAACTGCTTCTTGTCCAGCTTTAGCTTCAACTTTTTGTACTATTTTTAACATTTCTTCTGTTGCGAAAGCACCTGCAACATTAGTGAAAGCACCTTTTTTATCGTATGCTTGTTCAACACCTTTAACTATTATTTCTCCTATTTTAGCTTCAAAAGATAAAGCTAATCTGTCTATCATTTGGTTGAAATCTACTCTACCTCTTCTGAAATCATCAAATTCAGTATAGATTTTTGCTCCTAATTGGAATTGAGTCATAGCTAATTTACCATTAACTAATTTTTGTCTTCTTAATTCAGAAGTACCATCTGCAACGTATCCTATTTCAAATAAGTCCATATTTAATACATCAAATTCTTTAGTATCTCCTAAAGCTATATCTTCTATGTCTACCCAAGCATCAAATCTGTTGTTTACTGCTTCTGCAACAACAGGAGTTAATATTTCTCTCATTATAGCAAATACTTTATATTTGTTATCCATGAATTTGTACATATCCCATTTATCTGCACATCCAGCAGCTTCTAATATTATATTTTTTATTGCTTCATTTGCAGAATTTTTGTCAAAATTTGCAGTTCTACCTTTGTATAAATCGTAAGCCATTTCTCTTACTTCTTGTATATTTAAACTTGGCATTTATATCTACTCCTTTTTAATTAATTATTTTTTAGTTTAGTATTATGTTAAAATCTTATAAGAATCTTATTACCATTGATTCTTGTGGGTCTGCTTCTGGTACATTTATATCTTCTAATGCTTCAACTACTGCTATTGCATTAGATTCAGAAACAACTAATAATCCATTTGCCCCTAAAGCTAATTTGTTTCCAACTGCTACTCCATCTATTTTAGCTATTGTAACTATATCTCCCATAACTGGTTGATATCCTCTACCTACTTTTCCTGCAGGTAAAACAAAATCTACTTCTGATAATCTTTCATCATATTGATTAGCAACTGATGCATGTAACATTAATTGTCCTCTTTCAGTATTAGCATTTGCTAATTGAACTTTATATGCTTCATAATCTGCTGCAACACCTAATTCTGCATTTGCAGCTTTTCCAACTATTTCTAAGAACATTCCTTGTTCTAATTCTGCAGGTGCAACAAAACTTCTTGGATTACCATTTATTATATCTAATCTTATTAATTTAGCCACTTTAAATCTACTCCTTTTTAATTATTTTTTATTACCATATTTATTTAAGATATTTTGGTATTTTCCTACTTCTTCAACTTTTTCAGTATCAGATATAGGTAAGCTATTTTCTTCTACTTGTTTAACAGAGAATTTTTGACTTCTTAGTTTTTTAACTTCTAATACACAAAGTTTATCTTCAAATTTTTCTAAATCAATTTCTCTGTTTAATGCTTTATCTTTTAATTCTTGTACTTCTTCATCTTCAAAACTGAAAGAACTTAATATATCATTAACTTGTTTTTTAAGTTCTTCAAATCTTTCAGATTCTTCTATGTCATTTTTGAATTTTCTTAAAGAATGAAGTTCTTCGCCAACTAATTCATATATTGACGCAACAGATAATCTATCTTTATCTTCTATTTCAAATGATTTAGAACCTTCTACTTTTATTCTCCATTCTTTTATATATTGAACTTTATTATCAAAGTTGCAAACTACATCATCATTATCCATTGAGTATGTAACACCATAGCAATTTCCATCTTCATCATCATAAACTATTGCTATGCTATCGGATGGAATTAAATCTTCTAGGTAATACTTTTTACAATCGAATGTGTCACCCCAATAGCTAGTATATTGATATGTTATGTTGTCAAAAGATTTACTTATTGCTCTATAAAGATTGTTGAAAGAAAGTGAAAAATCTTCTTTTTCTTCGATAACTTCTTCTGCAAAATTTTCTTCTACTACTTCTTCTTTGTTATTGTCTTCGATTTCTTGTGCAAATTCTTCTTCGTCTTCACATTCACATGGATTTTTTCCACATTCTGGACAAACTTCTTCTTTATCTTCTTCCTTTTCTTCTTCTGCAAATTCTTCTTCTATTTCTTCTTCGTCTTCACATTCACATGGATTTTTTCCACATTCTGGACAAACTTCTTCGTCTTTTTCTTCTTCATCTTCTGCAAATTCTTCGACAATAACTTCATCTTGCATTTCTTGTTCAAACTCAACTTTCTCAACTTCTTCTATTTCTTCTGTAACTTGTATATCTTTTTCTTCAAAATTTTCCATAACAATATCCTCCTTTCCTTGTGTTTTTAATATTTTATTTAAACTTTCAACTGCTTCAAAAAAATCTTTATATTCTTCGTTAGCAGAGAAATTCATATTAAGAACTGTTTCCCTTCCCATTGCGGCAGGATATTTTGCACCTAACACAGTAATACCTAAAAACTCAAATTTATTTATATTACAACGATTTTTTTTATCATATGAACATTCTTTAACAAGTATCTCCATTGACACTTCTTTTTCTTCATCTTCTAGTAAGATATCATAAGCATCATTACTATAACTTTTCCATATGTATCCATAACAACCTAAATAAGTTTCACCGTTTATTTCTTCATAAAAATAATTATTCGTTTCAGGTATCACACCTATTGGGACTTCTTTATAGTACTCTTTTACTTTTATTTTGCCATCATCATCAATAAATACGTCCATATCTATTTCGTGTCCGGCAAAGTCTTTGTTTCCATTTTCATCAATTTCAACAAAGCCGAGTATAGGAATATTGGATAATGTATTAATAGATTTATTTAAACTATCAAGTGAAAAAACAGAACCATTAAGATTTTCACCTGTATGACATATTAAAATCTTTACTGGGTGAAAATTAGAGTTTTCTAAGGTTTCTTCATATTTCTCAAATGACTTTATAGGTAGTTGCATTTTATTATTCATTTACTCACCACCTTTCCAATTAAAGAAATAAATTATTGTTACATATAACTATTTCATTTTCATTATATGTAAACGTTTGTAGTATAGAAGGATTATTTAATCTAAAAAAATAATATTCTTGATTTTTCACCCTTCTCTTACTTATTAAGACTTCCCCTTTACTTAAAAGTTTGTCTTTTATATCTTCACTCGTAGTATAAATCAACATCAATGTCACCCCTTTATTCTTTTACTCTACATAATTATCTATAAGACGGTTATTTTAAATTTTTAGAAAATATATGTTATACCGTAGCATCTTTATTATCAGATATTTGTTTACCATCATCTGATTCACTAGCTTTTGGTCTACCATTGTCTTGTTCTGCATTTGCACTTTGAGTAAAAGCAGTTGCTAATGGTACAAATAAATCATCTATTCCATTTTCTGTTTCAAATTCTAATATAGATATAGCTTCTAATGGACTATAATGTTGAGTTGCTAAATATTTCATTCTTGATAAACCAACAGTAGCACCTTTATATGCTTGTTCTTCTAATATATTTTCATTATATTTTGTATTTCTTATAAATCTAGGTAGCCATAAAGAGTTTTTCTTTTTAGTTTTTATTTCATATTTTACATAATTTTCAAATACATTATTTAATGTATCTGCTATTATTTCATCTGCTACTAATCCACTAAGGATAGCTTGATTGTTACTATTATTACCATTAAATATTTCACTATTAACACCGGCATTATTATATACATTTTCTGTTAAAGTTTGTCTATTCATAGCCGCAACATTACCTGTTCTTTGTAAAGTATGAGCAGTTAATTCTAAACAGTTAGTATTTATAGCAACTCCGGCAGGTAAATTAGCTTTTGCAGAGTTATGTGCTTTTCTTATAACTTCTTCATCCAATAATGGCTCTCCTTCATCATCTATTGGATATTTCATATGTATTAATTTAAGGTTGTTAGCTTTAGCTTCTGCTACTTCTGTTTCTTCTTCTTCCATTAATCTTAATATAGAAGGGAATATATAACACATAGGAGGAACAGATTTAGTACCAACAAATTGATTCATACTTAGACATATTGCCTCTTTTTCTTCTATTATAACATAGTTATTTTCACTATATGATTCTGGTGGTAATGTACCGGCATTATGTTTATCATATAATTCTTGTATTCTTTTTGGCATCATATTATAAATAGCCGCAGTACCTATTTTACTCATATTGATAGAATATTTATATAATCCATCATTTATTACTTTACTTATTTTGCATAAATTAGAAGGTATCTCTTTTATGATAACACCACTATTATCTTCTATTTTAAATAAGTATACTTCTCCCATTATTAGAAGATTAGTACCAATATTTCTAAAGTTTGATTTCCAACTTAATTTTTCTACTAATTGAGCAACATCAAGATATTCTTTTAATAATTTATCTGCATTAGTACTTTTCTTTTTTCCACCTTTTGCAAACTTAGATATTGTGCTAGGGAATAAATACATATCATATCTATTCATTCCGGAGAAGTTATTTATTAATCTATAATATATACCACTATTATAATATAACCATAAACTTACTTCTTGAAGTGAACTAGCATTTTTTTGAGGGTCTTCTAATAATTTCAATACTTCATTTGCAGTATATTTAACAGGGTTAAATGCAAAGTTTGTTGCATTACTTGATACTGATGTTTCTGCAAACAATCTTCTTTTTTCTTTTATTTCTTCATTATTATTTTGTTCTGTCATTTACTTCAACTCCTTACCATAAATTTATTGAACTTTTCTTCTTACTTCTTTTTTGTAATTTTTTTTCTTGCAAACGTATGAAATAGTTACCATAACTTAGACTTGAATATCTATCTTTTCGATTACGTCCAGTTTCATACACTCTGATATAAGACTGTTTAATCTCATATTCAAGACATATAATTTCATTTTGCATTAATGAAGTTTGTATATATGGCAATAATTTATCTGCTTGTTGTTGTGGTGTCATAGTAGCAAATCCTTCTATAAAGTCTTCTGCTTCCATTTGATTTTTTAACAATTTAATTGTTTTATTTTGGAATGAAGTTTTTAATTGAGTTGCTATTTCGTGGTTTAACTTTTGATTACCGGCTATACAATATATACATTTTTGTGCATTTGGATATCCACATCTTTCCATATATCTATCTTCATTCATAGCCTTTAATGGTGGATAAGTTTCTCCACGTTCAGTATCAACAGTTATTTCCCCTAACTCGTCCAATACAGAGATACCATTACCAGCACAGTCAAGTACGATATATTCACATTGACCATCATAATATAATCTTTTAATATATAATGCTAATTCTTTAGCTTTTGCACCTTCATAAGATGCTTGATGTAAAACTTCTGCTATATAATTTTCATTTTTAGGTATACATCTAAAGAAAGTAAATATAGCATTGTCATTGTTCTTACCATTTTTACTATCCATTAAAGCTATATCACAAGATAAAACTCGCATTTCATCTTTTACAATAGGTTTAAGATAATATGGTTTCTTTGACATATCTTTATTTTTATTCAACACATATTCATCTATTGTTGGAGGATACCAAGCATATTCTAATGTTCTTAATGGCAACATATCTGTTGGTTTAAAGAATGAATGGTCATTATTGTGATAAAATAATGCTTCAAATTCCATTTGGAAAGACATATCAGACATATTTTCACTACTTATAATATCTTCAACCCTTCTCTTAGTTAATAAGCCATGATGGGCAGATAATTGATAAGGTAAATTACAAGTAAACCAATCTTCCCCATTTAACATTTTTTCTCTATGTTCTTTATATAAATCATAACTCCAATGGTCGCCATACCCAAAAGTTATTATCGTGTAGTTTTTTATCTACACCTCTGGAGGTTTCCCTCATTTTCATCAATTGGTCAATTCCAATTCAGTTTAGCATATATTTTCACCCCATTTAAAATACGAAGGGTGTTGGACACTCTTGGCAAATTTATATTCTTGCATTTTAAAAGAACTGCTTTGCAGTTCTTTTCAAGGTTCATTTGCTATGCGTTACATTATTAAATATTTTTTAATCTATTTAATTAACTCGGTATTAACTTGTCTTAATCATCAAATTCTATTTTATAATTATACATTGCATTATATAAATTATAAGGTATAATATCTTTATATAAATCTGCTACTTCCTTTATATGATTTTCTTTAAAAAATTTATATGCTAAAAATGCTTCTTCTACTGTGTTATAAACACCAATAAGAATTTCTTCATTATAAACAGAACATCTTGCTCTAAATTTACCATTTTGTGTCTTAGAAACTCCTAATGGTAAATCTCCTCTTGTTTTTCTCGAATTAGTAAATAATACATTTATGTCATTGGGAACTATACAACAAGTTTTTTCTGAATAATGTTTATTACCTTTAAATAATATATCTTTATCAACACACATTCTTTGATTTTCAACATAATAAATATTTTTTTTAAACCATTCATTGAAGCAATTAAAACACAACCATTCTTTTGACATTGTGCTATTAAATCTTTTGCATCTTTCATTATAACATCTTTCGATTATACCTTTCCAAGCAATATAACTATCATTCTGCGTATATCCTTTTTTCATCTTCATTTCTCCTTCCCCTATATAACCAACTCCAAAAACTCTTGGTTCATAAGGACAGGCGATACCTCCATTTTTAAAATTTCCATAATTCATATTATAAGCAATCCAATTATATTGTGGGAAATACACATCAATATCTTCAAATTTTCTCCAATTAATAAGTATCATTTTGCTTCCAAACTTATTCTCTGTTTCTTCTCCAATTCTATTTTCAATATTAATTTTACTCATTTCTATCAACTCCTTTCTATTATATATTTATTATACTTATATTTTTATATTATGTCAATAGATAATTAAGATTTAGTCTTCCTTACCGTATATATCTCTATATACCGACCGATTTTGCCCAATTCTTATTATAAGCACTCGTATATTACTTATAATTGCACAGTTTCCAATGCACTTGATAAATATATGGTTTTGTTTTCTTCTGATGGATAATTTATATATTTGCTATCTTCTCTACTTTTAAATTTTGGTATTCTAACACAGTTTAAGAATGGTTTTAATACAGAGTTAAGTGTTTCAAATTCTCCTTTAATCATTCTATATTCATCAACAATTAAGATGTGCGCTCTAAGACCTCTAGTATTTTCACTAGCATTTATAGCTTGAATTGTACTTCCATTCTTAAAATACACACAAGTTTCATTTGTTCCAACTTTTATATCTTTTATTTCCTTCCGTAACATTGGTGATTGTTTCATTAATTCTTTAGAAATTTTTTCTCTTACTAATGCCCTTGACTGTTCCTTAGTTGTACAAGAAACTATTATCAATTGTCCCGGATATAATATTGCTCTTGCACATAAAAATACTCCAGTTGTATATGATTTCGATAATCCTCTTGCACATATGAAACAAGTACTATACATTATATTCATTAAATATAACATTATCATTTGAAATGGATATAAATTTAATTGAAGATAATCTATACAAAATCTATGAAGATTAGCACGATAGAAGCTAGTCCATATTTTCATACCTTCTTCAAATCTATCTTTTTTTCTAGCAGATAAATTTTCTCTTTTTCTATGTGGACTTTTTATAACTTCATCTGATATATAATCTTTATTCTTCTGTTTCATCTAAATCTTCCTTATATCCCATTTCTTGTTCTTTGTATATTTTATTTACATCTGAATAATCTTCAATATCTTCGCCATTTAATAATTCATCAATAACATTTTTATCCATTATACCTAGTTCTTTTGCAAAAGGTAAAATAAACCATTTTTTTACATATTTCCTTATACCATCTATATCTTCAAAGAATGGTAATTTTTTCTCACAAGGTTCATACATTTCTATTCTATCTATAAATCTACCAAATGATGCACTTTCATCTTCTGTATTATCTAATTGAGATATTTTCATTTTACAACTTGTTTGCATTTTATCTATCATATCTTGATAATTCTTTTGAGCAGTAGGATTACCTCTATTTCTTCTTAATTCTAAGTAATTTATACACATCTCTTGATAAGTCCAGATAGATGCAGGGTTGTTGTTCTCATAACTGTTAAGCATTGTTTGAAAACGTTCTTCAAGAAATAAATATTCTTCGTATTCATATCCAACTCCCCATCTAGCAATTATTTCAGAAGTTATCTTACTTTTAGCTTCTTTTATCATATCTTCTTTTTCTTTTTCAGTATTCACTTGCATAAAATCATCTAAATCTTCTTCTGATATAGAAAATACATTTATAAAACATTTAGTGTCTGTAAAAGTTTTATTTCTATATTGAACTAATCCCATTTTATTAATATATCTAAATCCTAAATTATTTGTTGCTTTCTTATTTGATAATAATGTAGTAGCTAAATCTTTATCAAAATAAATATCTAACTGCATACAAAATTTATATAATGCTTTCATTTCATCTTGTTGTTCCATTAACATTCTATCATAAAATTCTGAACAACAACTTTTACAATATGGCAACCTTCCTGTCAATTTATTTAAATATGATGCACTCTTAGCAAACTCCGAGATTTCATAGGAGTATCCACAAGTTTGACATACATATTCATCTTTCTTTGCCATCACTTCACTTCCTTTCTTCTACATAAAAAAAAGGAGGAGTCCGACCGAACCGAACTCCTCCTTATAAAATAGGGAGAGATAATTTGAGAATATATAATTGATTTGGAGTTAAATATTTAAAATATTTAAATTCAAAAGAAGGAGAAGTTTATTTAATCTATCTTATTTAGATAGATTATTAAAATTAACAAATATTCGATTTTATTAACTTAAATAATCTATATAAATAAAAAAAATCTTTACCCACATTGGAGATGAAAATGTGGGTAAAGTTGGAGAAAATATCTCCTACATTATCCTAATAGGACTATTTTTTTAATTTTTTTATTAAAAAATGAATAAATTTTATTATTTTTTATAATTATTTAAATTTATATCATATGAACACATCATACCTTCTTCTGTAAATATCATAAACTTTTGTATAGGTTTATTATAAAGTCTTGCATTTCTTGCATATCCTTCTCCACCAAAAGCACCATTTACAATTATAGTTGTATGATTATGCTCCCATTGTTCTGCTCTATGCCAATGTCCACTAAATATGAAATCGAATACAGTTTTATCTAATTCTACTAATCTATTTATTGTATTTCTCTTATCGTTATTTCCATGAACTAATGCACACTTATTTCCTCTAATTTCAAATCTTGATAAAGTACAATCATCACAAGGTAAAAATTCTACCCTTTCATTATCTGATAATTTTAGTCTAAGAATTTCATTAATAAATGTAGTAAAATTTTCTTCTTCTATATGGTTGTTTTTATCTGCTACAATTCTATCGTGATTTCCATTTGTAATAACAACTTTAACATTATATTGTTCTGATACTTCATTAATTACATCTGATAATAAATAAGCTACTCTTATCACTTGTTGACTAACATCTAATCTACTATCAAATCTATTAACATTGTGTATAATTCCAGAAATTAAATCACCAGCTATTAAAAAATACATATCTTCTATACTCTGTTCTTTTGCATACAATAGTACCATTTTTATATAATATTTTAATTTTTCTTCTAGTATCATTGGGTTATAACAATCTAATATATTATCTGTTTCTGCTCCCATATGCAAATCTGATAATAAAATAACTCCATCTCTACCTAATTTATTTTCATCTTCTTCTATTACTAATCTTTCTTTTTTTTCAAATTTTATTATATCATCTTTTAAACATTCTATAAAATGTTCTATTCTAGCAACAACTCTAACTTGTGCATTTACATGGTTACGTTCATTTTTTAATTTTTCTTTTTCTATTTTTAATTGTAATACTTTATTCTGTAATTCAGTTAATCTTTTATCTTCTATTTCTCCTTCTGCTCTATCTCTAATTTGTTGCACTTGTAAATAATAATCTTCTGTCATTTTATTTATTTTATCTTCATATATTTCATATGCCATTGCAAGTCCATATCCCTTGCGTCTTAACGTATCTACGTGTTCATCACTTCTCAATAATTCTTTTATTTCAAACCAATCAATATCATAACCTTCTTTTAACTTCATTACTGACAATCTCATTTGATATTCTTCAATACTTTCTCCGTCTTGACGTTTAAGTCTTTCATCAAACATTCATCATCTCTCCTTCTGATTTTTTTTAAAAATAAAGGTGGGATAAACCCACCTTCTTTATCCTAATCTTCCATACCTTTTTCAACTTTAATTGTCATTGATATTCCTTCTTCTCCTAGAAATCTCTCTAACACTTCATTAAAATTAGTATATACTTCTTCATCTTTTAAATATTCAACTAACCATATTTCCTTTTGACCATTAATTTCATCTTGTGTTACTCTAAACTCCATATTCTTAAAACTCAAAGTGTTATTAACTTTTGGCATATTTTCATCATTACCTTTCCATTTTTATATTATATTAACTCTAATCAAAATTATCTTCTTTTGGTTTTTTTAATTTCTCTAACTCTTTTTGTTCTATCCTAAATCTCTCTTTTAATGCTTCGCTAACCTCTACTTTTATTTTTAATCTTGGTGTATTACATTTTCCGTCAGGTAATCTTTTGATTGATGTCATAACTCCTTCTATAATTAGAAAATCTCTTATGATAAGTCTTTCTCCCCTTTTACAAGTATCTACCGAAATATCTTTTAATGCTTTTAAAACTATTTTAGCTTGTGTTTGATTTAGCTTAACACCATTTTCTCTAGCATATTTACATATCTCTCGTAATAACTCTTTTGTACTTATACTATTCATTTCTTCTTCTCCTTTCTTACATTATATATGATATATGGTGTATTTTAACTACATATATAATATAAGAACAATCATTTGCATTTTTATAAATCTCTAACAAATTTCCATACTAATTTATTTCCTTCTGTATCTTTACCACCTGTTTTATATGTTCCTTCACAACATTTCTTTATAAGGTTTGCACTAACTCCCATTTCTTCACTAGCTTTTTCAATATTATCATATATTACATCTGTATTTATACATACAACTCTTTCATCTACTTCTTTTGGTTCTAATATTACAATAGGTTCAATGACCTTTTCTTCTTCTGTAAAACTAGGAGGTGTTTTAATTTCCTCTTGTTCTGCTATTTCTTCAAATTCTTCTATTCTGAACGGACTTTCCTTAACCTCTTTCATTTTTTTACTATTCATTATCCTTCTTCCTCTTAGGCTCATAATTTATTCTCCTTTCAGTTCTTCTATTCTATTTTTTATTTCTAATTCTTTGTAAGTTAATACTGCAAGTATATCATAATAGAAATCTTTGTTTCCTTTAACTTCTCCTTTTGAATTAATTATTTCAGTTAATATTTTGCAATGCTCCATTGATAAGTTCTCATAAACATTTACCAACAAAGTGCTTTTACTATTAAAACTTAATTTAACTATTTTTCTTATGAAGTCTTCTTCATCTGTAAAATCTAATACCTCTTGCACATCTGTTAAATGTTTATCTAATTTTTTTAATCTTTCTTCTTTTGCTTTGCTTTGTGCATATGCTTTTTCTACTCTTTGCACTATATTCTTATGTATTCTCCATACACTTGAAACATCATGTATAATAAATTCTCCTTTTAAATAATCTGCTTGTTTTTTAGTTAATATAGTATCCATATTTTCATCTAACCATTTTTTAAACTCATTAGTATTTTCATCTTCATATTCTTCATTGTATAGTTCTGAAATAAATCTTTCATCTTTCTGATTTCTTATTTTATCTATTTCTTCAACAAATTTCTTTTCATATGACTCAATTTTATTAATATGATATTTTCCTGTTTTTCTATCACATACTGAAACATTACTTTTAGCTAATTTTGCCATATCCATAAAACGATATTTGCAATCAGTATAAATAAAACCGTCTATTTTTACATTTTCATCATATCCAAATCTTGAATAATATTTTTCTATTGAAAGCCATAAACCTAATAATGCCTCTTGTTTAAAGTTCTCTGCATCATTTTCTAATTGAAATTTAGCTACTGCCATATTTTGTATTCTTTCTAACAAACTACCACTTTTAGCTTTCAAATAAAATCCATTTAATGATACTCTATCTTGATATCTTCCTAGAACATATTCATCTCCTTCTTTAACATAACAAGTTTCTACCATATCTTCTACATTCATTTTAGGATATTTCACTTTACCATCTCTCCATTCATTATTAGTAATACCACCCTATGATATGGAGTTCGTCTTTATTATTCAAATAGTTCCCATTCATTGTTTAATTTAAGTGTATCTAAATCTTCTAGTTCTCCTTTTTCATTATAAAAACCATCTGCTCTAAGTTCTATAAATTTATCTTTTCTCCACCAAGAAACCCTTACCCTTTTTCCTTCTACCATTTGTCTAACTGCTCCCTTGAATGTCATCATATTTTCATATACTAACCAATTGTCGGAGTGAACATCTAATGGTATTCTATAACCGTCTTGATTTACTATATATCCATCTCTATTTATATACACATATTTTGACTCAACAAACTCTGGCAAATATACTTTATTTCCATATAACATATGCTCAAATGCTTCTACAAATTTCATATACATCACTCCTTATCAATTAATTCTATTCTTCCTTCTCTTGCAGTTATCACACCATTTGGTGTGGTAAATTCCCAATAACTTGCTCCATTTTCTTTATCAACAATCAATTTGCTATATTCTTCTTTTAAATTTAATAATTTTAATAAACTCTTGTATAAATCATCATATGTGTATATTTCATCTAATATATACTCATAATGTTTAGGAGTTATATAACTATATTCTATATACTTAACCTTCATAGAAATAATCCTCTAAACATTTTATTCCATAAGTTTCTAAAATTATCTTAACATACTCATGTAGTTCATAATCTATATTCATAAGTGAACTATAATCTTCAAAACTTAATACTTCTTTATAATCCACCACATAATGTAATGCATTATATAATTCTTCCATTAAATAATCATATTGTTCATAATATGGTTTTTTTACTGAATAAGGCAATCTTCTAAAATCCTTATTTTCTTCAAGAGTTGTTCTAATTTCATTAACTCTTTGAATACTAGTTTTTAATATACCCTCAAATCTTTCGTTTAAATTATTCATCTTATCTCTCTCCTTTCTTTATTTCTATACCTTTATTATACTTAGCTTTTTATATTCTGTCAACATTTTAAATCATAAATTTTGTAATTTTCGGGTATCCGTGATACCCGATTTATACCTATAATTAACCTTATACTCTAACTTACATTATACTCTAATTATACATTCACT